GACCTGGGCTTCGGGGATATACCCACCCAGGCCATAGCGGGTACTGGTGACCAGGTCAAAAAAGCACCAGGCAGGGTTATCGGTCCAGGTAATCTTGAAGGTTCCGTTCCAAACCCCGCTGTAGGTCCGAGTGATGGGGTCGTAATTCACCGGGACCCGCACCCGTAGCAGCTTCATGTCATAGCTGCGCCGTGGAATGTTGGAAAACTGCGAGGCATCCACTCGAAGTGCCACCAGGGCGCTGTTGGGATACCTCAGCTTGCTCTCGATGACCTCCGTGTACGAGTCGAAGAACGTCTTGTTTTGAACCGCGCTGGATGTCGAGTCCGCAGTAATTCGACGCACCCGGATTTCCCAAGGACCGCTCCCTGTGAGCGGTACGTAGTAGCTGCGTTGGTACTTGGTAGTGGTCTTGCCGGAGATCGTGTCATTGACAATCTCAACGAAGCCACCGCCATTGACCTGCCGATCAATGGCGAAGTTGACCGAGCTCCCGTTCAGATCGCCGTTGGTCGTGTCTTGGTTCGTGAGCTGCGGCACGCTCACCTTGATGCGAACAGCGTCCACATCCGGATCAGTGATGGACCGCACGATTGACTGACTGGCTTTGACCTCTACGCCGACGACTACCTCGTTCTCAACAGAGGAGAACCCTGGCACATAGCTTTGCTGCTGGCTGCCATTACGGGTCTCCAGGGTGACGCCTGAGAAGTTGGCCGTGCCGTCAGCGTTCTGGATCGGCGTGTCGTCCAGGTAGACCGACTGAAGGCCATCGACCAACCCTTCAATCTCGCCCTCGGAAATGAGGTCAACCACCCGCGCATAGGCTTTTGATCGCAGGCTGTCGGGGGCCTCTTGCGCCACACGGGCGCTCCCTCCGCCCCCTTTACCGCCACCGCCAGCACCAATGATGAGCTTGGTCATGCGGCAATCTCGTCCACGTCGATCCCGGCACTGATCACGGCCGAGCCAACAATTAGCCGCCCATACCCAACAGGCACAGGATGCCCCTGAGCGGTCGTGTTGACCGCGCCATTGAAGCTGTAGCTGGGCTTGTTCTCAGGCCGCTCCGAGGGCTCGGTGGCCTTGGGCGTGGGGGCGATCATCTGCGCCACACCACCGAGGATCATGGCGGTACCCACCGAATAAAGCGTCGCCTGGGACAAAAACGCGCCCGACGCAGCCCAGCCCAGCGGGTTCCACCAGGCCACAGCCAGCAAGGCTGCGCCGAGCAATATCTGACCGAGGCCATTGCCACCCGCGCCAGAGACCACCGGTGCAATCGTGATGCGGTTTTGCCCCGTTGGCTCGTGCAGGCGATCCAGCGTCAATGCCTCACGGCCGGCCAGCACGCGGTATCCGACGCCGCGCTCGCCAGAGGACACCAGTTCCCGCTCAAAAGCAGGGAAATTGGCTACCAACGCCCGAATGGCCTCCGCAGCCGACGAAATGGCCAGGCTATGCCTGCGACCAAACCGGCGCCCAAGTTCACCGAGAAGAATGACCGTGACCATATCTAAGGATGTGTGTTGTGACTTTTTGCCAATAACCGCCGTAGACATCACGACTGGAAAGACGCCCCTGCAAGTGGTGAAGAATCAGCCCGTCTCCGAGGTAGACCGCGGCGTGATTTGGAACGCTTGATGCCACCTGCATCAGGAAGCAGTCGCCAGTCTGGAGATCGCTCGCGTCTACCGGAGAGAACCCAGCCTGAGCGAAGTTCTCCATGTAGAGGTTCTCACCGCGCTTCCACCAATCGTCAAAGCGAACGAAATTGGGCAAATCCACCCCACGCTCTGATCGGAACCAGTCGCGGACCAAGGCGTAGCAATCGAGTACGCCGTGAGACCATTCGCGGCCCACCAAAGGGGCAACGTAGCCCATTGGCTCAATGCTGGCCCAGGTATCGCTCGGTACGCTCACGATGTGCCAGGGCAAGCCACTGGCCTCACACGCCACCCGGTCAGCCTGACTTGGCTCGGGCGGCAGGCCCGGATGGCTGTGCACCACGGCCACGATCTGCCCCTGCTCATCGGCCTTGATGTAGTCCTCGGGGTGAATCACGAACTGGTCCGTACCCACACCGATGTTTCGGCACGGCCAGTACACCTCCCGACCTTTTCGGATCACGAGCAGTCCACAAGACTCCCGCGGGAAAGACTCGCGGGCGTGATCGAGTGCCAGCGTCCGGTTTTCAGGAAACATCAGCGAATCAGCCCTGCAGCCGGAAAGCCACCAAAGGGCAACTCAGCGTTCTGTCCAAACCGCGCCTTGCAGGAGGACAGACGCTTGCCGCAAACGTCGAGACTGCTCGAGCCAACCAACTGATCGTTGGCATCGAAATAGACCGTGCCGGTGTACCCGCACTCGGAACCCCGGTAGCGCCAGGGACAGACGTTTTGGACGATCTGCCGACGCGGGAGCGAGACGCCCTCCAGATCAAACGATGCGGCCAGCTCAAACTCGACCACATCCCGTGTTTCTCTGGACTTGCGGTCGACGTAGTACACGTCGTCAGCAAATTCGGCAGAAGGATCAGCGGTCGGATTAACCCCGCCCTCAAAATTGACGGCATCGAGGTATTTGGCAAGGGTTCGCTTGCGCGTGATCTTGGCGCCCACCAAGTCCTGGTAAGTGAGCACCAGCGCCGTGATCGCCCCGGTGACATTCGCTACCCGAAGGCGCGGCCGTGGAACTTGTCCATTGCCATTGAGCTCGAAGCCTTCGACCTCGATGGGAAATGCCTCAAAGGCGTTGCCTTGCCAGACGACCCGCTGCTGCAAAGCGTTGGTGCCAGCATGAAAGCGCACCGGTCCCTGTCCAAACAGTGCTAGATCCAACACAAAGAGTTCGATTACGCTGCTGGGCGCGAGCTTTTGAATTTCAGAGGAGATGGACTGGACGGTCATGACAAATCGAACACCTGTTTGAAGGTTGCCCGAACAGACTCGACATTGGGCTCATCCACCGATCGACTCCATTCCTCACAAACGAACTTGGCCGAAGCACCTCCTGGTGGCGTCCAGTCAAAGGCCTGCACTGCACCGCGTGCACGTAAGAACGCATCGATCGCTGTTGCTTCTGTGCTGGTTCGCCCCCGAAACTCCAAGGACCAGACCTGCGGCTGCGTATTGATGCCGAAGGCCAAGCGCTGCTCGTAGCCGTCGCCGAAGGCCACACGGCGTACATTGGGCCGGATGGACAAATTGGCGCCGACCGATGGTGTCCAGGTGAACGTCGCCACTTACACAGCCCTCCGGCTGTCAAGCAGCCCACCGGCTCGCTTTTGTGCCAGCAACTCCTGGCGAACAGCACTAGCAATCGCACGCCCCAAATCGCGTCCGCCCGGGTCGTCCCCGCGGCTGGAAGCACCCGCGTCCGAAACGCTGACCGAGATGTTGAATACATCCCCTCCAGACGCGCTACCGCTCATCGTGACCGGAATGGAGCGACCGTCAGGCAGTGGAACGTAGGCCTCTGGTCTGCTGCCTTCGCCAAAGAGCGCCAACTGGGGTGAGTTAGCAATGCCGCCCGAGGCATAGCTGCGCAAGGCCATGGGACCGGCGGAGGTCATGACGCCCCCATCCGCGAACCCAAAAAAGCCACTCATGGCCCGGGCCAGTGGCAGCGTGATCGCCCGCTGAATCTGAATGCGGATCAGGTCGGAGATGATCGAGTTGGCCAGACTCTTGAAGTCGAGCTTGCCAGTCATCACAAACTGGGTGAGCGCATCGGTCATGCCGTTGAACGCCCGGCTTGTGATGGACTCGATTTGCTTACCCATCGCCTCGGCATCTTCAATGAAGCTCTTGAGCCCCTTCTGAAATCCAGCGGTGAAGGGTTCTGCAATTTCCTTGGCCCGCTGACCCAACTCCTTCGCCCCGGCTGCGGCAGTACGGGCACTCTCTGCGATCTGGCGCATGGACTCTGCAAATCGTTCATTGCCCGGCGCCGATTCAGCTACTGCGCGCGCCTCGGCGGCCAGTTGCTCCAGTTGCCGGGCACTTTCTTCCCGGGCAGTAGCCAGGCGCCGCAAAGACTCCAACTCGCTGATAGCGCCGGATTCGCGGAGCAGCCGGATCTGCTCCTCTCGGGTCTTGAACTCGGACTCGGCTCGGGATGCTCGCTCCTGGATGTCGCGCAGCGCCTCAAACGGGCTGCGAATGGCGCGCTCAAGAGTGACTTGAGCAGCCTCACGCTCCATGCGTTGGCGTTTAGCCGCCAATGTGGCGAGTCGTTCCTCAATCTGCCGGCGTTGATCAGCGGTTTTGGCAACTGTCTCAAGTGCGGTGCGCAGCAACGCCTCTTCCTGATCGAAGTAGGCGCGCGAGCGCTCCAGGTAGTCCTGCTGCGCATTGGCTCTGAGATCGGTTGCCTCCCTAAATCGCAGGTAGCCCTGCTCTTGGTAGAGGTCAATCACCCGCTGACGGCTTCGCATGATGGCCGCCTCATCATCGGCAAGAGCCTGCAGCGCCTTCGATCGCTGCTCAATGTCCGCGAGTGTCGTCTTGAAGGCCTCACCCGGTTCGCGAATGCTGCGCTCAAGCCCCGACATCTGGACCTCGCGCTCAAGCCGGGCACGCCGGGCCATGACCTCTTCGAGCCGGGCAGTGAGCTTTGCCTTTTCCTGGG